CATCAGCGCGATGTGCAGCATGTCGCGGCGCGACAGCACCGAGCCGACCTTCAGGCGCGATCCCGTGAATTTTTCGTAGTCGCGGTCCTGCGCGCTTACGCGCAGCGGGCGCGACATCGGCGCGCGCGTATCGAGCGCGACCATCGACGTCATCAGCTTGGTGACCGACGCGATCGGCATGACGCGATTTGCGTTTCTTTCGATCAACACCGTACCCGTGCGCTCATCGACGACGTAGATCGCGCGTGAGCGCAGCAGGTGGCGCGACGCGGCGGTGTAGCCGCAGCGCGCGAGCAGTTGCGGCTTCGCGGCCGCGACGACGGTATCGCGCGCCGCGCGCGGCCGCTTGCGCTTCGGATGATGCCGATGCGCGGCCGTGCGCGCGCGATGTCCGGCCTTTCCCGGTATGGCCGCGCGTTTGTGTTTCGCGTGCGGCGCATGATGCCGCGCGCGAGCGGCGCGCTGGGCGTGTTTCGCATGCGCGGCGCGCGCGCTGCGACACGCGTGGCCGTGCGCAGCCGATGTGCGTGCGCAGGCCTTGCCCGCCGCGTGAGCGGGCGACGCGAATCCGACGCCCAGAACGGACGCGATCCAGACGATGCAGACGGCGAACAGCAGACGGACGGGGAGGCGGCTTGGGTGATGCGGCGTGGATGGCATGGCGATCGGACAGGAAGCGGGAGAGAGTCGAACGAGCGTGTCGCGCGATAGGACCGCGGAGCGGTCGGGAAATTCTCGGCGACGGCGATATTGATGGTGTCGACGGCGTCGAAGGCCGATGGACAACGCGACGATGCGACGATGCGACGGTGCGACGGTGCGACGGTGCGACGGTGCGACAACGCGACAACGCGACAACGCGACAACGCGACAACGCGACAACGCGACAACGCGACAACGCGTTGCGCGCGGCCGCGACAGGTAGCGGAAGGCGGCGAAGGCGCCGTGCGCGGTGTGCCGCGTGTGCGAGCGGGCGCGCGTCATTCCCAGATGCTGCGCACGGCCACCGCGACGATCACCGGCACCGAGAAGACGAGCGGAATCGCGAAATACGGCGCTTCGCGATCGACGAGCCACGTATAGATCACCCAGGCCGCGCCGAGGCCGAACGTGACGACGCCAACCAGCACGGCGAAGAGATTGAGCACGAGGTTCGACGGGCGGCGGCGTTTTGGGTCGGCGGGATCGGGCGGGGCGGATTTCATCGCGAGTCGGCAGGCTTCATGATCGGCCGCACGCGCGGCGGTGCGCGGCGCTCGGGCGGCGATCGACGTGCCGGGAGCCGGCTGTGTATCGTCGAAGGCGACGTTCGGTTGCCATCGGCTTCGCGTGCGCGGACTGCATCCGGAGCGTCGAATCAGCGCTAATCATCGCAGCAAAACTTGCCGTGTTGCAAGGCATGCATCGCGCATGCCGGAGGACGGCGGACGTCTGTCGCAACTCGCCCGTGGACTTGGCACCGCGCGTGGGCGGCGGTGTGCCGGCGCTGCGCGGCGCCGAGATCGACCGCCGGTGGCGCGCATGCGGGACGAGACGGTCCGCCCGTTTATTGCGCGTTTGCATGCCGCAATCGCGCGACGGGCCGCCGCGCCGGCATGCCGGCCGGAACTTGCCGATCGGGCTTGCGTCTCATTCGAAACGATTCGTCCCGGGGGGTATTCATGATCCGTTCATTCTTTCCTTCGTCCATTCGACGCGCGGCGCTTGCCGTGACGATTGCCGGCATCGCGGGCGCGGCGGTGGCCGCCGACGAGCCGGCGCCCACCTTTTCCGAAGCCATCGCCCAGAGCGCGCATCGCGCCGAGTGGGAACGGATGATTTCGAGCGAGAAGCGTGTGCCGGGCTGGCTCAAGAGCGACAACCGGGTCAGCTCGCCCTACCGGCGCGAGCAGGTCGAGGGCGCGTCGTATCTGGTGGGATGGATGTGCAAGCCGCACGATTGCGCGGCCAATCAGTTCTACGGCGTGATCGACGAGGATTCGCACCGGATGTGGGGCATGCTCGTGACGTTGCCGCAGACGCCGGGCGCGTACGACGCGCCGAGCAAGTATGCGAGCTTTCGCTGGTTCGGCAAGCCGGATGAGCGGATGAAAACGTATCTGCAGGATCAGTTGAAGCAGGATCCGAACTGGAAGTGAGTGGAAGGACGCATGCGGGCGGCGCATCGGTTCGCGTGCGGCGCGATAGCGGCTGCGTTCGCGACGCGGGCCGCGCGCTTGGCCGGCGCGTTCCGTCGCGCGCGTGTCGCGACGGAACGCGAAACCGGTGCGGATAGGGCGTGACGGGCCGCTGCCGGTCTAGCACGGCGTACGGAATGCCGCGCGGCGAAGTGGCCACCCTTGTCGACTTCGTTGAAATAGACGAGGTTGGGCCCGCTCCGTCCAGTACGTCGCGCCGCTCGGCGGCACGAGCAAAAGCATCCCGTCGCTGTCTGTGAGTTTGTCAGGCTTGGCTCCGGCCTTCGCGTTTCCGACCTGTATGTTAGTGAGTGACATGGTCGGTATCTCGTTTGTTGGTATTGGCTGGCGCCAACGACAACGCCAACACTTTCTCCGGCTGTCACTGAGCAACGTTAGGTAACGATGGGAGCTGGAAGGCCGCCGGACGGGCCTGAGCGGGCGATTTCTTGTGAATCTCGGGGATGGTTGGGAGCATGACTGGTCCCCCCGACAGGAATCGAACCTGTATCTAGCGCTTAGGAGGCGCTTGTTCTATCCATTGAACTACGGGGAGCGGATAGTTTGAGCGGGATGGATCGAGCCTTTATGAATCAGGCTCTTAGCCTTGTCCCGCTTGCCTTTCTAGGATTTCTGTCCGCTCGCATATGATGCGAAATGACAGACCGCGAAGCATAGTTTAACGCCCCGCCTGCTACAATTCTGCTACAAACCGACCCTGTAGCAGCGTATGTGGATGACGCATTGCTACAGTCCACAAACGGGGTATTTCATGGCTTCGATCCTCAAGATCGGCGATCGCTGGCGGGCTCAGGTCCGCCGGCGGGGACAAAGTATATCAAAGACATTTCGAACAAAGGGCGCGGCTGAAGCATGGGCGCGCGAGATTGAAGGGGGAATCGACAAAGGTCAGGCTGCTGTCGACGAGCAGACGATCACGGTCGGTGAGCTGGTGCGCTTGTATCGAAACGCTCGGGATGACTCGGGGCGGTCGGTGGCCGAGAAGTCGAATGAAGACTACATGCTCAAGCGGCTGGAAAGTCACTTTGATGATGAAGTGGCGGCGAAGCTGTCGACCAAAAGGCTGGTCAAGTTTGCGCAGGAGCGCAAGAAAGAGGGGGCGGGGCAGTACACGATCGACATGGACATTTCCAAGCTCGGGACCGTCTATAAGCACATGGCTTCGCTTCTCGATCTGAGACTGCCACACGCGCCGAGCATCGCACGGCCGACGCTTGATCACCTACAGCTCATCGGTCCGGGGAAACACCGCGATCGTCGGCCGACGCGTGAAGAGATCGTGAAGATTTTCGAGTGGTTTGCCGAGCACCCGGAACGCGAGCAGGCGGTGCCGGACGTGATTTGCGTGGCGATGAAAAGCGCATTCAGGCGCGGTGAACTGTTCCGGTTGACGTGGTCAGATCTCGACGTCGAGCGCCGGCTCGCGCTCGTTCGCGATCGCAAGCACCCGCGCCAGAAGAAGGGCAACGACGAGTGGGTGCCGTTGATCGGCGACTCGCTCGAAGTATTGTTGCGTCAGCCGCGATATCCCGTAGCGCCCGAATATGAGGCGAAGCGCCGCGCTGATCCATCAATCGCGCCGCATCCGAATGAGTACATCTTCCGGTTCGACAAGAGCACCGCGAGCAAATACTTCAAGCTGGCGTGCGTCGACAAAGGCATCGTCGACCTTCGGCTGCACGATCTGCGGCACGAAGCGACGAGTGCGCTCTTCGAGGGCGGGTGGGATATTCCGGAAGTGGCCGCCGTTACCGGCCACAAGGATTGGCGCAACCTGAAGCGGTATACGAACCTGCGGCCGGATCAGGTTGCGAAGAAGGGACAGTTGAAGATGGTGAGCGAGGAATAACAGAAGGGGGCCAGACCCCTATCGCGGCCGCTTCTTGATCCAGCGCCCGGATCGCACGGCGCTCGCTCCCGGAAAAGGTACGCGGTGTGCTCGCTTTACCGCGCCTTGGCGCGGTGTTGCCCCGCTGCGATCGAAGAAAATGCCTTTCGAGCGGAGTCGGAGATTTGTCGTTTGCTTTGCTTTAGCGCTGCGACCTCTGATTTCCTCAGCGGTACGGAAGCCGACGAGGTATTGGGCTTCGTCGGCCGTGAGCGCAGTTGGCTCGATACGGAACGTTTCGCGGATAACATGGCCGAATTGCTCCTCTAGACGGCGCACGATTTTTCGTGCAGGAAACAGTTTACCAGACCGGCTCGCGTTCACCAGCACGACAGCGGCTATCACGTTTCCGCCGTTCCGGCGAATGTAATCGGATAGATCGCAAAGCGTGCCCCCGAGCGTCGTGACGTCGTCGACAAGAACATAGTTTCCGCCGCGCTGCACCGGCCCTTGAAAGCTGGCCCGTGCAATGAGGCGTTCCATCGCATCGGCTCCGGTGTGGTACACCTTCGTCGTCTGCACAATGTTCTCGTCGACTTCGCCGTACCCGATGCTCAGAGAAACCGCGAGTACCTGGGGGATCGCATTGTCTCCGCGAGCTTCCCGTGCGTGCGGGGCGACGAAGATCAGCGGCTCTGGCCAACCTTCCGCGAACGCGACATCCGCGACCTGCCGCTCAAGCGGCTCTGCGATTTCCGCGATCAGCTCAATTGCGGCGTATGAATCGCCAGCTTTGGCGTCGGGATACCGAGGATGGGCTTTAAGCTCAGTATCGTCCTGCCAAAGGAAGATCGGCTCGACCAAGGGGGCGGGGAACCCGAGCGTACGCATTGGCATGCCGCTCGGCGCGTGCTTTCCGAGCAGTGTCGATCGTGGTGCTTTCCGGTTGGGTTCCAAGCGTGACTGCCGGCGAAGGGTTGAGACGCCGGCAGTATAGCGTGGGGATGTTTGGCGGCTTGGCGTCATGCTCCAAAGTAACTTCGGGTTACGCGGCCATCCGTCGCGCTTCGGCGGACATTTGGTCGAGGTAGTCGGCAACGGCGTCATATGCTGCGAATCGACTGCCGCCTTCTTTGTACGTCGGGATCGGAAACGTCTCTGCGCTGATCTGATTGCGGATGGTTCCCTCCGACATCAGCAGTAGCTGCGCGAGCTGCGCTAACGTCATGCGCGGGCCGTACTTCTCAAGTATGTATGCGCGGGTCAGAAGGCTCATTTGCGTTCTCCCGCGCGAGCGCGGAGCCGATCGAGCCGTTCGAGTTCCGCGAGGATCAGTGCGGCGGCCTTGACGAGATTTCGACGCTGCGTTGTCGGCTTCCACCAATCGGTGGCCCAAGGCCATGGCGGCGGTGGATCGCCAGCGGGATATGCGAGTGTGTACATGGCATAGCATCCTGCTGCACAGGACATCTCGAGGTCGCCGCATTTGTCGTCGTGTTCCGGCGTCCAGCCTTCCTGCTCGATCTGGCGGCGGCGCTCGATGAGCACGTCGCGGGCAGCGTTGGTTAGTTGTATTGCGATCTGTGCGTCATTGCTGTCGTTTAGGAGCGATTCAAGCGCGGCCACATGCTGCTCGCCGGCCGGATGGCCGGCACATGCGCCGAGCGCGAATTCGATTGCCGCGTTCTGTTCGTGTGTCATCGCGATCGCGGCCGGGGGAGTGGGACTTGTGCGGTCGATCTCGCGCAGTAGCGCGGAACGATATTGTCGTATCGTCTGAAACGACATCGAGTATTCGTCGGCGGCGATGAGCCGTCTAAGTGTTGTGAGCGCTTGTGACGTTGCGCTGCCGGTTGGCTTATTGGGCTCGATTCTATTCAAAGCTTCTCGAAGCTCGGCCGCTCGCGCCGCTCGCGCGCGTATGTCTCGCGATCCTTCGGCCAGCGTGACATAGATCTCGTCATGGTTTTGCCGGTGCGTGTCGATCGTGAGGCGATAGAGCAGATCGCCTTCCTGCAACCAGTTCGGTGCGGTGTTCTGTTCGTCGTTCATGGTCATCCTCAATTCTGTTCGTGTGGTATCGCCCGGCCGAGCTGCATCAAACCCGTTTCGAGCGTGACGCCGGCGGCTGCGGCCCACGTGCGGGCGTCCTGCGCCGCTCTGTGCCGTGAGTAGCTGCCGGCATCGTCGGCCATCAGGTCGAGCAGTACGATGTCGGCCGAGTGCGAGACGTCGCTCACAAGGGCGCGGATCTCGATGCAAAGCGCGTCGAGGCGTGCGTGCATGCCCCTGCGGGCATCCGCAGGGGCTTCGTTTCTCTGGATTGCTTTTCGCCGCGCACGCGGCGTGTCGTTCTTCTGGATTGCCTTTGCGGGCGCGAGCCCGCGCACACGCTTTGAAACCGCATTGCCGTCGACGCTCGCCAGTGTGATAGCCGGGCGCTTGTTCGCGCGTTCCCGCTTTCGCGGCAGCGGACGTGGGGTAGAAAGGGCCGGGCGCGGGGTCATTGGGCTGCCTCCCGCGCCATTTCGGGCATCCAGTCGGGGTCGGGCATCGTGAACAGCTTGTCGAGCCACCGCCGAACGCCTGCCATTTCCTTCGCCTTCGAAGCGCTAGTGCTTTCGAGGGTGCGGGTGAGCACCTGAACCGCAGCCCGGATCGCTTCGACGCGCGTCCTGTACCGGCCGGGGGATTCGCCGTCGATGCGCTTGCATGGCGACGATCCGCCCGCGCTGTTGAAGGCGTACGAGAAACCGAACTCCCAATCGCCCTCTGCGATCTGCGCGAGCCGAATCTCGACGGACGCGCGCCCGGTGCGCTTCGAGATGGGCGCGGACAGGATTTCCGATGGCTCATACACGCCATGCTCGTTTGTCTTGGCGATCGGATACTTCGGCCGACGCGTCGGCACGGCATCGAGCAGGTCTTCGAAGCCCGTCAACGCGCGATGTACGCCTGCGATCGTGCCCGGCGACAACTTGCCGAAGCCCGGATCGTGCAACACGCTTTGCAGCGCTTGCAAAAATTGCTTTGCATGTTGCTCGCCAATCTTCCGTTGAGGCTCGGCGGCGGCCGTTGCCGCGACGCTCTTGGGCGACGCCGTGTGGAGATGCTTTTTCGTGACCTTCGTCTTGCCCGCGTCTTTCGCTTTCGACAGGCTCGAGACGATCCGCTCCAGCGTCCGTTCCGCGCCGTGCCGTCGTATCTGTTCGATCACGAGCGTGCCGGAGATGGAGCCGTCGCGGACAAACTGGTGAATCTCCGCAGGTGCCTGCTCGAGCAGGCCGACGTCGCGAATGGTTTGATCCGTAACGTTCAGGCGCTTGCAGATCGTTTTCGTGTCGAGGCCATGTACGTCGCGCAGTTCCGCGACGACCGTCGCGAGGTCGAGCGGAGACGCGCGCTTGCTTTCGTTGCTAACGTAGCCGTCGATCACCATCTCGGCGCGTTCAACCGTCTTCGCATCGCGCACGACGACCGGGATCTTGCCGAGGTCCTTTCCCGCACGGATTGCGTTGCCAGCGGAGAGGTAGCGGTGTTGCCCCTTGTAGACGTAGATCAGGTCCTTTCCGTCGACTTTCCGGACGTAGCAATGGAGCGGTTGACTCCTGTCGTAGCCGTTGGCGATCATCAGCGCGGTGAGGTGCGACACCCACTGTTGATCGACGGGGCGCACGTTGTCACGTGGATCGTAGTGGAGCTGTTCGTACGGCACCATCCAGAGATCCGCCGATGTCGCGCCCGCCGCCGCAGCGGCGGCCTTCGCATTGCCGGTGACGATCGGCTCGACGAGCGCGAGCGGTTGGGTGCGGGCGTCCATTACTCGGACTCCTGCGGTCGGAGACTGTGAGCGAGTCCCATTGAGCAGTCGAGGATCAGGCGCGACTGCGTTTTCGGTCGCCGAAGCAGGAGATTCGAGCAATTCGGAGCGATATCAATGCGCTCGACGATCCAGCCGAGCGCGAGAAACGCGCGGATGGCGCGATCGGCCGTCGCGTTGAAAATCCCCGCGCGAACTCGGAGCGCCCATTTTGCCCGGCCGCTGTAGCGGTATTCGTCGGGTGCGCGGCAGTCTTCGAGGTACATCGAGTAGCCGTCAACGGCAATGTAAACGCCGGTTTCAGCGACCAACGCAAGGTCGCGCTCGATCGCTCGGATGTGCTTCTCGGCCTTCTTGAGTTGAGCGAGACGACGCGCATGAATGGCATTCGCGTGAGCGACGATCTCGTTATACGACGTCGGATGCTTGTAGGTCGTCATGCGCTTCACGCGGTCCTCCGGTTCTGGATCATCAGTTCGAGTCGCGACACTTCGAGGTCGATGCTCTGGCGGAACAGGCGCAGGAATCGCAACGTGCGGGTATCCGACCCAAGCAGCGAGTCGACGGAAATCTCAAGCGAGCGGAGATGCGGGAACGAGACGGCGACGTGACGTTCCGCGTTTCGCGTGACGATCGTGTGGAGTTCGGGGCGCGTGTGCGCGGATCCAGCGGGCACGGCGGATCGCGACGCATGTCGAGGCGCGAGTGCGCTGCCGGCATCGTTCGAATAGGTGCCGTCCGCCTGCTTGCAGGGCACCGACAGCGGCGGGGCCGCGTCCGATCCCGTCAGCCAGTACAGGAAACGCAGGTCGTGCGGGCGCGGTTGGCGGCGCAGCCATCCGCCCCGCGCGAGCTTGTCGATGCATTGCGCAGCCGCGCCCGGCATGTCGGCGAAATGGGTCGTGCACACCTCGTCGGACGTCATCGCGTGCGTGGCGTGCCTGAACACAGTCAGAATTCGAGCCGTCAGGTCGGCCCGTTGAGCGGGCGTGAGGTCGACGTATGGATTGAGTCGGCGCGGAGCCGCGTTCGGGAGGGCGTTGTCGATCACGATGCCTCCCTGATCCTGAACGCGCGCGGCTTCTGCGGGCGGGAGTGCTTTTCCGGCTCGGCGTGTGTCGCGGTGCGAAGGCGCTTGATCGCGTCCGCACACGTGGGTTCGTCTGGAATCGAGATCTGCTTCGCGGCAATGGTGTTGCCGTCCATGATCAGGTACTCGATATAGACGCCGTCCACGAGTGGCCGGCGCATGACGACATGCTTGCCGACGAGGATCGGCGACGTCGGAAGCTGGCGATCGCGTTCGTAACGGGCGACGGTCCGGGGCGACAGCGTGTCCCGGCGCGGGATGCCCGCGTGCTGTGCAGCGTTGATTCTGTGCATGGCTTCATCTCCTTTACGCCGAGCGCGCAAGCCGTCCTCGGCGCGTGAGCGTCAGACGTTGGCGTGAAAGGTGGCGGGCTTGTCGGCGACGGGGCCGTTATCCAGCACGTTCGCCGCGATGATCAGGGCGGCGGCGGCAAAGACGCACTTGAACAGCAGCGACTTTTCCAAGTTGCTTTGGCGGGCGGGTTCGGAGGGCGTAACGCGCGGGGCTTGTTCGTCACGGAGCCAGTTCCGGCGGGCCTCAGCGTGAAGATCGGTCGGCTTCATGGGGTAAATCTCCGGTTGAGCGTCATGTGACGCGACAGTCGGAGTATCCATTAATGGAAAATGCCCTGTCAATCCATAAATGGATAAATGCTCCCAGAATAATCCCCGCCGGGTTAGGCGGGGGCGCGTTATCGGGAGTTTCGTGGGGTCAGCAGCAGGGTTGCGGCGTGGCAGGTAAGGACTAGCGCCGCATCAAGCCACGCTGAGGTGTTTAGGTATGCTGCGGCTGCAATTCCGATCGTCGCGGTTGCGAGGATGCTGGCGGTTCCGCGTTGGCGGGCGAGCCGGTGTGAACGCTGATTCCGCGCGTATTCGATGCGCTCAGCCAATTGATGTGCGCCGGCCAAAACGTCTTCTGCGGTATCGGCGTCTACGCCTTTGGCGGAGATGGCGATTGTGCCGTCCTCGCGTAGAAGCACGGCAGCGGCGGCCACTGCGGGCGATCGATCGTGGCGCGCTACCAAATCGTGCAGAAACGCGCGGATGGCAGCCTGCCGAGTTCGTCTTCGTATCGTGGGCAGTTCGTAGACGTTATCGGTTTCGCGTTTTGGTCCCTCGGATGCGGGTTTTGTGGTTTTGTTCATCGCTCAACAATTCGTTCGATAATGGGCGTTGAGCGGCGGCTGACGCGCGCCTCTTCGATCCCGGCGTGGCCGGAATAACTTCTTCGATGGTCGTCGACCCGTCTTCCTCGGTGGTTGTGGCGGTGGTCTGACTCAGAACAAACTCGATATATCGCTCGATTGCCTTCTTCTCCGTCTCCGGGAGTTGGGCGTAGCGGACGCGATCGTAGTGAATTACCGATGCATCGTTCGCGTCGTCGATCAGCAGATCGGTAGGGGATATGCCGATCGCGTTAGCGAGAGATTCCACCACGCGCATCTGCGTGTCTACCTTCCCGGACAGGACTCGATTGACCGAGCTTTGGGAAATTCCGGCGCGCTTGGCGACCTTTTCTTGCTTGTCCACGTGCGGGTAGTGATCCATGTACCACCGCAGCTTGCGGGCCAAGATCATCCGAAGCGATGACTTCGTGGGCGGCGTTTTCATGCCGACATCTTGCCGAATTTGGATACCCATTGGCGGATGGTTTGCCTTGCGCGTCAGTTGAATGAAATTCCTTAAATGGATAAACTCGCGGCTGGCCATTGTGATTGGGGGGCGTTATGGAGACCGGAAGCGAGCCGATTCTTACTGCCGTGCTGCGGCATCTCGACGCGGCAAAGGGCGATTGGCCGGCAATTGCGAAGCAAAGCGGCGTGCCGTATCAAACCCTCGCGAAGATTGGTGGACGGGTCGTCTCCGACCCTCGCGTCTCGACCGTTCAGGCGCTTCTCGACTGCCTTGGAAAGCGGTGCGCTGGACAGCGTTCCTACAGTTCCGCCGCCGAGTGAGCCGATAGGCCCCTCGCGGGACAGAGCGAATCGTACGCCTCCCCCTCGAGCAGCAAAAGATTGAAAACGACCGACCACCAATAGTTCAATGACCTGCAGATACGACAGCACCGAATGGCTGGACGTGCTCTATACGTCCGTGCGCAACACGCCCGGCGGCGTAGCCGACGCCGCCAATCATCTGACGAACCGCCGAGGCAAGGGCATCACGCCGGAGTCGCTTCGTCTGCGCCTGCGCGGCGTCGGCGATAGCCGCCTCTCGATGGAGATGTTCGAGTTGCTGATCGAATGGATGCAGGAGAAGAGCGAAGCCGAGGCGCACGCGCTCGATGCATTGCATGCGCTCAACGCTCGTTTCGGGCTTGTCGCGGAGCGCGTCGACGATCACCACGCGGTCGACGGCCATGAACCGGGAACGATGCATCTCGTGACGACGACGCTCCACTTGCAGGCGCACGTGGGGAAGGTCGCCGACGACGTGACGCGCGCGCTCGAAGATCAGCGCATCGACGATCGCGAAGCCGAGCAGATCATCGCGACCGGCCGCAAGGGGCAGCGCCTGTTCCAGCGGCTGATCCATGCCGCCCGTAACCTTGCTGCCCGCCGGCGTCGCTGACATGCAGCGATTCATGCCCGGCATGGGTTGCTGCCGCGTTGCGCGCGAGCAGGTGCAGCTGTGTTGCGAACGCCCGTATCAGCTCGCATGCGGCATTGCTGCGCTCGCGTACCGGATCGAAGTCGCTCCGGAGCAGGCCGGCCGATTGTTCGTCTCCCTGATCTCGACTTTCCCCGATCGCGTTGCGCTGTTCATCGAACGCGCCGCGTTGTCCTGCGCGGCGCTGCCGACGAAGGGCGAGCGCCACGCGTTCCGAAATCAAATCCTGGGCCGTCTCAGTGCGGCGGATCTCGCGATGTTCGATGAATTGATGTCAGCCGAATGGCATCGCCTGCGTGCCAAACGGATTACTGGAGGTGCGAATTGAATACGAGCGAAACAAGCGGCGGCTTGCGTCGCCGAGCATCCCGCTACCGGATCTCGCCGGCAGGGCAACAGACCTACATCGCTGGGCGGGCGCGTTGGCGGAACTACTCGCATCAGTTGGCGCACGATCGTCGCATGGCTGAACTGGCCGGCATGTACGTATCCGACGCGCGGTGACGGACGGGAGGCAGCGGTGGAAAAGGATCACAACGCATACAGGAGGGTTTATGCAAAAGGGTATTTCGACGGTCTCAAAGCGGCGGGGGCAGGCATGAACCCCGGCCGTCAGCAATCCATTCTGCGTGGCATGCCGTCCGTCGCGCAGAAGGTCTTCGAGTTCGTGCCGATTCAAGAATCGTGGACGACCAAGCAGATCGTGGCGCAGGTGAAAGCCACGACCAAGGCGCAAATCGATTCGCGAACGGCGGACAACTGCCTCGCGCGGTTGAGAGATGCCGGGCTCGTCCGCGAGGTGACGCGTGGCGAATTTCGACGCGTCCGGCTCACGACGTCGTGCGCCTCGGCCGATACGGGCGATGAGGAGGAACCGGACACTCGCGCGCTCGTGAGTGAAGCACCGGGCAAGCGCGACAGTAGTGCATCGCCGATTGATTTGCTGTCGGGCATCGCGAACCGTCTGACAGCGACCGTGGAATCGATACGCGAGATCGCCGTCGAGATCGAAACCGCCGCGCTCGTGATCGAGGAGCGGCAGGCGGCGAACGGGCGCGAGGCCGACAAGCTGCGCCAGTTGCAAGCGCTGCTCAAGGCACTGTAGCGACGCGACCCAAGTTGCTTTGCGTTCGCCGCATCGCATCTTTCCCCCATTTCTTTCCCCTCGCCGTGCGTTCGGATTCGCGCGCGCGAGGGACTGCTTTCAAGAGGTGAATACTCCTTATGTCGACGCTCGATCAAATCGTTCAGCAGCTCCGTAACGCCGATCATCCGGAACTGCCGTCCGGCCATCCGGTCGCGGATGGCAAGCATCATCGCTACGGCCCGCGCAAGAAGTACTGGTATCAGTTGCGCGAGGTCGTCAGCAAGGGGGCGGTGATCGGCTATACGGGCACGTTCGGTCACTTCTCCGGCGACGATCCGGGCACGGAGCGATTCCAGTGGAACGGTGCGCCGCTGAGCGAGGAAGCGCTCGCCGAGACGCGTCGCCGCCAAGAGGCCGCCGAGCGAGCGGAAGCGGAACGCGCGGCGCGTGCGGCACGCATGGCCGCGAACCGCGCGTGCGACCAATGGGCGCGCGCGAGCGAACAAGGCGCATCGGCCTATCTGGAACGCAAGCAGGTGACGGCCGAAGGCGTGCGGTTCGATTCGGACGGCACGATCTTCGTGCCCATGTATCAGTACGGCGACGAGGCGCGGCTCGTGGGGCTTCAGAAGATCACGCCGGAAGGCGCGAAACGCTTCAACAAAGGCATGGAGAAGAAGGGCGCGGCCTGCCTGCTCGGCGAAGTGAAGGCGGACGATCAACTCGTGATGATCGCCGAGGGCTATGCGACCGGCCGCTCGGTGCGCATGGCGACGGCCGAAGCGTTCGCGCTTTGCGTCTGCTTCGATGCGGGGGGGATCCTGTCGACTGCCCGCTATCTGCGCGACGCACATCCGAACGCGCACGTGCTGATCTGCGCGGACGACGACTGGAAGATCGAGCAACGGATGCGCGACTGGCTCGCGGAGGAATTCGACTTCCGGGGCGAGCTGCCGTTCGATGTCGCGCCGATCCGGATCGAGGCGAAGAAGACGTGGTACATGGTCGCCGCGCACCGCCGCGTCGACGACAACGGCGTGGCCTACGTCGAGGTGACGTACGGTAACGACGTCCTGCCGCAGCGGCGCAAGCGCTTCGAGAATGCCGGCCTGAAACGGGCATACGAAGCGGCCGCCGAGGTCGACGGCGTCAGCGTCGTCTATCCGACGTTCGCCGATCGCGGCGAGCGCAAGCTTACCGACTTCAACGATCTGCACGTCGAGGAAGGGTTGGAGGCGGTCACGCGGCAGGTGCAGGCGGCGATCCTGTCGGTCCTCGCGCCAGCAAGCGAAGACGTTCGCACGGCCGCCGTCGATGCCGAACGACCGACGCCGGCCGCGGCGTCCGCTGCCGCAGGACAGGCGGAATGGGATGGACGCGAGGCTGAGAATGGCGCGCACACGTGGGAGCGGGATCTCGCGCGGTCGGACAAGGGCACGCTGTTGCCGACGCTCGGCAATGTCCATCTGATCCTCTCGAATCACAAGGCGTGGCGGGGCGTGATCGAGCAGGACGATTTCGGCGGTCGCGTGATGAAGCGCAAGGCCCCGCCGTTCCCGCAGGGCGCTGTGGGCGAATGGACGGACATGGACGATCAGCGCTGCGTGCTCTGGTTGTCGCAGCGGTACGGCATTTCGGTGCGCACCGATATCGTGATGAACGCGGTGCTGCTGGTCGCGGACGCGACGCACTTTCACGATGTTCGCGAATACCTCGGGCGGCTGGAATGGGATGGCGTGCCGCGCGTGCGCTCGATGCCGTCGACGTATCTGCGCGTGGCCGACAGCGAGTATGTGCAGCTGGCCTTCATGAAATGGATGATCGCGGCCGTCGCGCGCGTGATGCAGCCCGGCTGCAAGGTCGACAACGTGCTGATCCTCGAAGGCAAGCAGGGCGCACGCAAGTCGACGGCGCTGAAGGTGCTGGCCGGCGGACAATGGTTTACCGACACGCCGATCCAGATCGGCAACAAGGACACCTACGCGGTGATGGCGGGCAAGTGGGTGATCGAGCTGGCCGAACTGGATTCGCTGAACAAAGCGGACTCGTCGGCGGTCAAGAGCTTCTTCGCGACGGCCGTCGACCGGTTCCGGAACTTCTACGGCAAGCGCGCGACGGACGTGCCGCGTCAGTGCGTGTTCGCGGGTTCCGTCAACTTCGATACGTACCTCAAGGATGAGTCGGGCAACCGGCGTTACTGGCCGTTGCGCGTGGGCGGCTTGGTCGATATCGACGGCATCGCGCGCGTGCGCGATCAGTTGTGGGCCGAAGCTGTCCATCTGTACCGCTCGGGCGTCGTGTGGCACGTGACGGAGCAGGAGCGCCCGCTGTTCGAGATCGAGCAGGCCGAGCGGTACGAAGGCGACGTGTACGAGGACAAGATCGCGAAGGCGCTGGAATACGTGTCGCACACGACGATGGAGACGATCCTCGCGGACATCCTGAAGCTCGACACGTCGAAATGGACGCTTGCGGAACAGCGCCGTATCGGCAAGGCGCTGAAATCCCTCGGATGGGTGCGCAAGCGTGAGTCGACGGGCTCGCGTGGCTGGTACTACGTGCGTGAAGAGCAGGAGCCGGAAGCGGCGCTCGAGGCGGTCGCGGCAGGCGATGACGACAGCCCGCTTTGATCAGGATCGGCGCGCCGCGATGTTGTTCGCGGCGCGCCGCGTTGCCCGCTTTGGCGCGCCGTGGACGTCCCGTGTCCCAACGTCCCAAAGCACGGCTTCGTGTGCGGGTGCGGGCGCGCGACATGCGCGACGTGAGCGGCGCATGTCGCAGGCGCGCGCGCCCCTGCAAGCCTTTTCCCTTGGGACATTGGGACATTAGGACGTTAAGGAGAAAGCGATGATGGATCTGATGGAGCGGGCGGGAATCGCGATGAGCGTGCGTGGTCAGTTCACCGACCCGATTGCCGATCCGAAAGTTACTTTGGGTGCGCTCGCCTTTGCGAACGATCTCGGTCGCTCGCTGTTCCGCATCAAGGCCGGGCAGCAAGTGACGCGGGAATCGATCCGGCACGCGACGCTGCTGCTCGCGCAGATGATTCGAACGTCGGGGCGATTCAAGCGCTCGCGGTTTACCGGTCTGAAGCGCGATGAGCGTCGCGACCAACGCGCGGGGCACTCCGTCGAGCGGGCGAAGGTGGATATCATTGAGCGTTTCGCGCTTCGCTTGCTCGATGAGTGGGTCAATGATCAGTGCATGCGCTGCGAAGGTCGCGGTGTCGTGCGGACAGGCGGGCGGTACATCTGCCCCGACTGTGCGGGGTCGGGGCGTCGACCGATCGACGATGCAGCACGCGCGCACGCGCTCGGCATTCCGCTTGATGAGTATCGGCGTCACTGGTCGCGACGCTTTCATGACATGCTCGCGCTCCTCGACAACGTGAAGGGTTCAACGTTCGACACAATGAGTCGACAATTGCGAGGATGAACGGACTTCCATTTCAAGAGTGAATGCCGTAAACTTCGGTCATCCTTTACCGCGTCACTGGATGATCGCTGGCACCGCGCGTTAGTCGTGCAAACCTCTCGGGACATAAGAACAAACAGTGGAGCCCGTTAGGTCGTGTGGGGGCGCTCGTCCCTACGAAATGAATTCCAAAGCCCTGAGTGCGAAAGCCCTCGGGGCTTTTTGCATTGGGGCGCTGAAATGCGAAGCGAGTCGGCGAACGGTGGGGCGGGCGAGGTCTGGTCGGCATGGGATGAAGATCGAAGCGTTGGGCGCATTACCGCGCGCGGCTTCCTGTTAGACGACACGATGGACCGTATTGTGTGGGCGCTGGATCGAGCGGCCGAGCGCGGGGTCGCCGATCTCGCGGCTATGTCCGCGGGTACTTAAAAAAGTCAGCTATTTGCATTGGAGAATCGATATGCGAGTTGAAGTGCGCGACGGTTCAGGTGATCTCATCTGGGCTTTCTGGGCGGACGGGTCCGGCAAGGGGGGGCTGACGAGCCGGTCGTATTTCGCAAAGGACATACAGAAACAAGTCGTTGGCATTCTCAGTGACGCTTGCGTGCAGGCATGCAGTGAACTACCTGACGATGGATTGCGCGAGCACGTCGCGGCGCTGTTTAGTGGATTCATCAATGAGCATGTGAACAGCGCGACTGGCGATTCGGCAAATCTGATTGATGATGCACTTCGCGAGCATGAGGCACGGGCGCAAGCGGGATCGGTGGCGGCCTCGGCGGTACGCTGGATCAGAGGCGTCGTACACGTGCGTGGGCAAGATGATGGTATCCACGTTGTCGTCGGCATGGAGGGAGGCAACGTGGATGGTACGGCCGTGGCAGAAGCACTCTCGCGAGTCGGTGCGAGCGCGGTTGCCACTGTCGGGTCTCCGTATTGAGTGGTTGATGTCGAGCGGTTTTCTCACGGCTCACGGTCTGGACGTGCGCAGGGAGGGTCGATGTCGGTCACGGTGCGAAGCCCTTGCACTTGGGCGATGCGCCGCCGAGGTTGCGGCCGGCTTGATCCTCCGGGGACCCTCCGTGGAAGCCAACACGCGGGGGTGCGCACCCGCGCTTTTTCTCTACTGTTGAATCTCTATAGGGGGGCACATTCACATGCTGACTCAGCAGCAGATCGCCGAACACCTCGACCTTGAGCGGTCGACGGTATCGCGTCTGGTCGACCGGCTCAACATCGACTATCGAACGGCGTCGATGGATGAGATCCGCATGGCTTACCTTCGGCACTTGCGAGAGATGGCCGCCGGCCGCGCGAGCGAGACCGGCATCGATCTCGTGGCCGAACGCGCGATGACCGAACGCGTCGATCGCGAAATCAAGCTGCTGACGCTGGCCGAAAAGAAAGGGCAGTTGGTCAACGCCGCGCAGCTTGAGCAGGCATATGGCCAGATGGTGGGTGCCTTTCAGACGGAATTGCTCGCGCTATCCGACAAGCTGGTGCAGGAATTTCGCACGCTGTATGACGTTGAAATTGACCTCGAATGGTTGAACGAGCATATGTATGGGTGTCTTGAACAGCTTTCTGGATACGACCCAGACGGTTCGGGCGGTGATTCGGCGAATCGTGCAGCTACTGCGTCCGCCGGAGAAGATCGGGACGACGGACTGGGCGCGCAAGCATCGCCGGATGAGCGCGAAGGCGACGGCGAGTCCTGGCCGCTATAACCCGAACATCACGCCGTGGGTGTTCGGGATGCACGCGGCGCTCGACGATCCGCGCGTGCAGAAGGTCGTGTGCATGAAGTCGGCGCAGGTCGCGTGGACGGATGGGGTGCTGTTGAATTACATCGGTCGGCGGATCGACATCGACCCGTGCCCGATGATCGTCATGTTCGCGAAAGAGAAGTCGGCGAAGAAGTTCAACCTGGAGAAGTTCGAGCCGATGGTCGAGGTGACACCTCGCTTGTCGGCGAAACTGCCGGTCCACGCGAGCCGCGACAAGAACAACCTGTGGGACCACAAGACATTTCCTCGCGGCTTCCTGAAGTTCATCACGTCGAACGCGCCGGACGATGTGAAGTCGACGCCCGCGCCTGTCGTCGCGGTCGAAGAGCCGGACGACGCGAACCAGAACGTGCGCGAGCAGGGTGATTCAATCACGCTGCTGGAGGAGCGCAACAAGAGCTACTCGGACAGCCGACGCAAAGTGATCTTCGGCGGCACGCCAACGGTCGATGGCTTCTCGCGTATTCAGCAGGCATACGAGGCATCGGATCAGCGGGTCTATCTGGTACCGTGCCCGGACTGCGGCGAAGAGCATGAGCTGGTGTGGGAAAACGTCACGTGGACCGACGACGCGGAGATCGCGCACGAGGTGTACGGTCGCGCCCGCCCCGAATCGGCGCGGTACACGTGCCCGCACTGCGGATCGTTGTGGGACGACTCGATGCGGATTCGCGCGGTTCGCCGGGGCCGGTGGGTCGCGACCGCGCCGTTTCATGGCGTCGCCGGCTTCCGGCTCAACGAACTGGTGTCGCCGTTCCCCGGCTCGCGCATGGGGGAACTGGTGAAGAAGTGGCTGACGGCAGAGAAGGCGTTGCGTGCGGGCGACGATACCAAGATGCGCTCGTTCGTGAACAACTCGAAGGGGCGGCCGTACAAGTACAAAACCGACCTGCCCGAGATCGACGCGCTCGCCGAGCGCGCGATGCCGTACCCGGCATTCGTGGTGCCGGCGGGCGGTCTGCTGCTGACGCTCGGCGTCGACGTTCAGCATGACCGCCTCGCGATTGTGATGCGCGCGTGGGGGCGTGGCGAGGAAAGCTGGCTTGTCGTGTGGGACGAGATCTTCGGCAACGTGATGGACCAACGCGAAGACCCGTTGACGGGCGGCGTATGGGGCGCGCTCACGACGCTGATCACGCACGCGTACCGGCATGAGTCGGGCGGCCTGCTGCGGATCCGGGCGACGTCGATCGACTCGTCGGACGGCTCGACGTCGGACGCGGTGTACAGGTACGTACGCGCGGCGCAGCGGCAGGGTTTGATCGTCTTGGCGATCAAGGGGAGCACGGACGCCAATGCGGAGATCTTCAGCACGCCGCGCGCGTCCGTCGACTCGACGCGGAACAACAGCAAGGCGGCGAAGTACGGGCTGCGGCCGTTCATGGTCGGCGTTAGCAAGGCCAAGGATCTGATCCTCGACAACCGGCTCAAGCTGGACGGCGACGGCCCCGGACGCATGCACTGGCATCGCGACGTCCGGTCGGACTACCTGTCGCAGTTGACGGCCGAGGTGAAGGTGCCCGCGCGCATCGGCACCAAGCGCGTCTGGCAGAAGAAGGCCGGCGCGCGTAACGAAGCGCTCGACTGCGAGGTGTACGCGCTGCACGCAGCGCGTAGCGTCAAGACGCATTTGATGACGGAGCCGCACTGGCAGGTCGAGCAGCAGCGCTTGTCGCAGGTATCGCTGTTCGAGGCGGTGCCGGTGCTCGACGCGTTGCCGTTGGCGTTGCCGATCGAGGCGCTGCCGGATCCGCCGGAGGATCGCGATGCGGACACGGAACCGCCACCGCAGCACCAAAACGCAAAACCCAACGAAACCCCGCCACCGAGCGGGGTTTCGCGCATTCAGGGGCGTCGCGTCGGCCGCTCGGCCTACCTGACGCGTCGCTAGGAGAAAGCCGATGGCTTACACAAGGCAGGATCTGGATCGCATCCAGTCCGCGATCGCGAAAGGCGAGCTCGAAGTGCAATATGCGGATCGTCGCGTGAAGTACCGCTCGATCCTGGAGCTTCGTGAGGCGCAAACCGAGATCATTCGCGCGCTCGACGGCGCGAGCGGGCGCTCGCGCATCGTTCGGCTGCGGCACGCCGGCAAGGGGGTTCGATGAGCCGCGCGTATCCGATGCTCGCTCGACGCGGGTTCGTGGTGCCGACGCGGCTGAAGGCGGCGGCGTACGAATCCGCGAGCACGGGCGGCGCTCGCGCACGGTCGTGGAAGGCGTCGAGCGCGGGGCCGAACGCGGCGGCGGCGCAAAACCTGCCGCTGATGCGGCATCGGGCGCGCGACGCGATTCGAAACGATCCGTGGGCGAAAGCCGCGATCACGCGGCTCGTGTCGAACACGATCGGCTCCGGCATACAGGCGCATCCGCGACATCCGGACGAGGCGATGCGAAACGCGCAAAAGCTGCTTTGGGAAGACAGCGCCGAGGAGATCGACGAGGACGGGCTGTTCGACATGGCGGGATTGCAGACGCTCGCCGCTCGCGCGTTCTTCAGTGACGGCGAGGTGCTGGTGCGGCGGCGTCTGCGTAGCTGGCACGACGGATTGGCCGTGCCGTTGCAGGTGCAGTTGCTCGAAGCCGATCATCTGCCGGTGAGCAAGAACGAACGCCTGCCGCACGGCGAGATCGTCAACGGCGTCGAGTTCGACGACGACGGACGGCGCATCGCCTATCACCTGTTGACGCGGCATCCCGGCGAGTATGGACGGCAGGCCGGCGACAGCACGCGGACGGTGCGCGTGCCGGCCGACGAGATCGCGCACGTGTTCCTCGCACTGCGGCCGGGACAGGTGCGCGGCGTGCCTGAGCTGTCGACGGTGCTGCTGCGGCTGCATTCGCTCGACAACTTCGACGATGCAGTGTTGTTCCGCCAAGAGGTCAGCAATCTGTTTGCGGGCTTCATCACGAAGCCGCATGCCGAGCTGGGGCCGATGGGCGATCCGGTGTCGGGCGCATCGATGCGATACGACGACGACGGGTTTTCGCCGGTCGTGTCGCTCGAACCGGGTGGGATGCAGGAGCTTGCGCCCGGCGAGGAAGTGAAGTTCTCGGAGCCGCCGGGCGCGGGCAACGACTACGTGCCGTTCATGCGCCAGCAGCTCATGGCGTCGGCCGCATCGGTCGGCATGCCGTACGAAGTGCTGACGGGCGATCTGCGGGACGTTAGCGACCGCGTGCTGCGCGTGATCCTCAACGAGTTCCGGCGCAGCGTCGAACAGATCCAATGGAACGTGTTCATTCACCAGTTCTGCCGCAAGGTGTGGCGCTGGTGGGTCGACGCGTGCGCGCTGTCGGGCGCGATGCCGATGCCGAACTACTTCCGCCGACGTCGCGACTATCTGCGCGTGCGATGGGTGCCGCAGGGCTGGCCCTACATCCATCCGGTGCAGGACGTGACGGCGAAGCGCATGGAGATCCGCGCGGGCCTCGCGAGCCGTACGGGTGCGGTGCTCGCGCGCGGCGACGATCCGGAGCAGGTCGACGCGGAGAACGCGGCGGATCTCGCGCGCGAGCAGCGGCTCGGTCTTCGATACGACACGCAGCTTGCGATGGACGATGGCAACGGCAGTGTTTTGAAAGAGGATGGGGAATGAAACGAAACCGCAAGTGGTGGGACATTCGCGCGCAGGCGCAGGCCGGCGGCGGCAAGGTCGCCGAGATCCGGATCTATAGCGACATCGGGTTTTGGGGCACCGATGCGCAGAACTTCGTGTCGCAGCTCGACGCCGTCGCGGCCGACGCATCGTCGATCACGGTCGCGATCAATTCGATGGGCGGCGACGTGTTCGACGCGTTCGCGATCTACAACGCGTTGCGCCGCCACGCAGGCAAGGTGAAGGGGCGCGTCGACGGCATCGCGGCGTCGGCCGCGTCGCTGGTGCTGATGGCGTGCGACGAGATCGAGATGCCCGAGAACGCGCTGTTGATGATCCACCATCCGCACACGGTCGCGGCCGGCGAATCGAAGGATCTGCGCCGTGTCGCCGAACTGCTCGACAACGCGAGCGCCGGCATTCTGGCGGCGTACGCGCAGCGTAGCGGTCTGTCCGAGGATGACGTACGGGCCATGATGGACGCGGAGACGTGGCTGACGGCCGCCCAGGCGAAGGAGAAGGGCTTCTGCGACGTGATCGAGGCTCCGGTCAAGCTCGCGGCGTCCGCGGGCGCTGCGCCGCTTCTCGCGCGCTTCTCGGCCGTGCCGGAGCAGATTCGCGCGCTGCTCGATGCCGCCGACGAACCGGACGCGGAACCGATCGTTCCGCCTGCGAGCCCGCCGACCGATCCGACGCCGAATCCCGAGCCGGAACCGAAACCTCAGAAGCCTGACGTCACGGCACTCGCTGCACACGTGTTCAATTCGCTGCGTGACGCGAATCTCGCCGCGTGCGCCGAAGGCGTGATCGCGGCGACCGGTCTGCGCGACCGCGAGACGGTCGATCGCGCGGTCCGCAATGCAACCGACATCGCGGGGATCTGCCTCGCGGCGAACCAGACGGATCTGACCGCGCAGTATGTCGCGGACGGCCTGTCGCCCGATCAGGTGCGCGCGCGGCTGTTCGAGCGTCTCACGGCATCGAGCACCCGCATTAACAGCCGGCCCGATCCGGCGCAGCAACCGACGCAACCGCAGGCGCGTAGCCGTGCCGTTCGGACGTCCGACATCTACGCGGCCCGCCGCGTGGCCAAGTAACTTTTCAACGCTGAAAGGAGCGCTGAATGTCCAACATCAAGACCTTGGGCACGTTGCCCGCCGAATTTCTGATTTCGGAAGGCCCCGGCCAGATCTCGCGCGACACGATCACGGTCGCGGCCGGTCCGGCGCTGCCGTCCGGCTGCGTGCTCGGCACGATCGGGACCGGCGAATACGCGCCGTACGACAACGCGGCGGCGACCGGCGCGGAAGTCGCGGTCGCGATCCTCTACGCGCCGTTGCCGGCGTCCGACACGCCGCGCCCGGCGGTCGCGATCAAGCGGCTCGCCGAAGTCGACGCGCGCCTGCTCGCGGGCCTCGACGCGCCCGCCCGAGACGATCTGGCCGCACATCACATCGTCATCCGCTGATCCCGGCGAATCCCTGTTTCCGAAGCCGCGCCGATGCGCGGCTTTTTCATTTCTGGAGTGCATATGGCAGACATCGCAATCTTCAACGACGACGCGTTCTCGCTGTCGTCCCTGACGGCGTCGATCAACGAGCAGCCGCACTTGCCCGGCCGCCTCGGCGAGACGGGCCTGTTCGACGAGGAAGGCATCACGACGACGACGGTGCAGATCGAGCGTGACGGCGACACGCTCGCGCTCGTGGCGGCCGGCGTGCGCGGCCAGCCCGCGCCGAACGTGCTGGGTAGCAAGCCGAGCCTGATTCCGTTCAACACCGTCCACCTGCCGCAACGCGCGGTCATCAAGGCGGACGAGATCCAGAACCTGCGCGCGTTCGGCGACGATTCGGAACTGGAGACGGTCCAGCGCTACGTCGACAAGCGGCTCGCGAAGATGCGACGCCAGATCGACGCGACGCACGAATACCACCGCCTCGGCGCGGTTCGCGGCGTGATCCTCGACGCGGACGGCAAGCACGTCGTCGCGAACCTGCTCGACCGATTCGGCATCGAGCAGCAAGTGGTCGAATACGAGCTGTCGAACGCGAAGACCGAGATCCGGATCAAGAACGAAGACACGCTCGAAGCGATCGAGGACGCGCTCGGCAACGTGCCGTTTTCGAGCGTGCGCGCGTTCTGCGGGCGCAACTTCTGGCGCAAGCTGCTGACGCTGCCGACCGTCAAGGAAACGTTCCTCAACACGGCGGCAGCGGCGGCGCTGCGCGGCGATCCGCGCGGCGCGATCGAGATCGACGGCATCGTGTTCGAGCGCTATCGCGGCAAGGTCGGCGGCATCCCGTTCGTCGGCGACGACGAGGCGTATGCGGTGCCGGAGGGCGTGGCGGATCTGTTCATCTCGCGCTTCGCGCCGGGCGACTATGTCGACGCGGTCAACACGATCGGCCTGCCGTACTACGCGCGGCAGGAAGTCATGCCGTTCAACAAGGGCGTCGAGATCGAGGCGCAGTCGAACCCGATCCACCTCTGCACGCGCCCGCGCGCGTGCATCCGCCTGAAGGTGTGACATGGCGTTCCGCGATCTGATTGCGGACGTCGACGCGGCCGTGCTGCGAGATCTGGCCGACGACGACGTGGTCGTCGACGGCCGTCCCGTGCGCGGCATGTTCAACGCGCCTTGGCTTGGCCCCGATCTCGGCTCGCAACGCACGAATCTCGTTGCGCCGATGCTGCACGTGATCGACGCGGACGCCATTGGCATTCGGCCCGGCAGCATCGTCGTCACGCGCGGCGGGCGCTATCGCGTCGTCGAGGCGCAACCGGACGGCACGGGCTGGACGATCCTGACGCTGCAATGACATGAACCAACTGAAAGTCGAAATCGACGTCGGCGCGGTGACGGCCGTCTTGCAGGGCCTGTCGCCGTCCGCGATGCAGGCCGCGTGGCGGCGCACGCTGCGCAAGACGGCCGCGTGGATCAAGAGCCAGACGGCGAAGGAGGTCAGCGCGGCGACGCGCATTCCTCAGAAGGCGATCCGCCGACGCCTCTACTTTTTCCTGCGGTCGGCCGATACCGGCAAGGTGTGGCTCGGCTTGAACCCGATCGAGGCGCACCGCCTCGGCTCGGTCGTGAAGACGCGCAAAGGCATGCGAGCCGGCCGCACGTCGTTCGAGGGCGCATGGCGGCAGTCGAAGCGACAACCGGACGGGCCGATCTTCGAGCGCGTCGGGAAGGCACGGTTGCCGTATCGCGTCGTGACAGTCGATTGGCACGAGACGGGCGATCCGGCGTTTCGCCGCGCGGCGAAGGCGTGCGAGGAACGGCTGTTGACGATCCTGCGGCAGGAAGTGAACTACGAACTACAAAAGGTGATGGGACGTGCTCGATAACCTCAAATTGCTGCACGACGCGATCGTGAAGGGCCTGCGCGAAGCGTTGCCGGCGATCGAACGGATCGAAGCGTATCCGGAGATCGGTGCGCAGATCCAGACGCCGATGATCGCCGTCGAACTGTCCGAAATGGAGCCCGGTCACGACGACGGGACCGGCAGTGTCTCGCTGATCGGCCGCATGCAGGCGCGGATCATCGTCGATCCGTACGGCGAGGGGCACGAGCTGCATGTGCGCGAAATCGCCGCGCGCCTCGCGCTCGGGGTTCACATGCAGACGTGGGGCTTGCCGATCGCGCCCGGCAGGGTGGTGCAAGTCGGCGAGGACCCGTTCCGCCCGCAGCTTGATACGTACCTCGTGTGGCTCGTCGAATGGACGCACGAATTCGGTATCGGCGGTGAGCTGGACGAGATTCCGGACGGCCGCACGCTTGTGTGGGGCGTCGATCCGTCGACCGGGCCGGATAACGAAAGCAGCTATTGGGATCCGGCGCAGGACACGTCAACCAACTATCCGGAGTAACGATGCTCGAGTATGAAATCGGCGAGATGGACCGGCGACTCGCCTGCCTCGTGCAGCAAGGCACGGTCGACGCGGTGTCGTACGACCCGCCGCGATGCCGCGTGCGCGTCGGCGATTGGGTCAGTGATTGGCTGCCGTGGTTCACGGTCGCGGCGGGCGCGGTGCGCTTCTGGCGCCCGCCGTCTGAAGGCGAGCAGGCGTCGGTCTTCTCGTCGTCCGGCGAGCTGTCGAGCGCGTATGCGGTGCCGGGCTATTACGCCGAGCAGCACGGCGGGGCCGCACGACGAAGCGCGGACGAAACGGCGTTCGATTTCCCGGATGGTGCGTCGCAGGTCTATGACCACGCGTCGCACGAGTACCGGGTCGACGTGCCGGCGGGCGGGCGCATCGTGTTCCGCATCGGCGATACGCAGCTGGAGCTGCGCGCGGATGGTGTGACGCTCCGTACCGCGAAACTGCTCGGCGACGTTCCCGATTCGACGTTCACGGGGAACACGACGACCGAGCAGCGCCTGACGTTCAACGGCGGCATGCTGGGCCGGGCAGGCGCGAACGGCGGCCCGGCAGTCGAAGTCGACGGCGGCGCTCGCTATACGGCCGATGTCGAGATCGGCGGCAAGTCGTTTCTTGGGCACAGCCACAGGGAGCAAGGCGACGGAGCGCCTGTGTCGCCGCCGCTGTAACCGGTCGGTCTTCCAAGTCACTTTGCTCCGCGATCGCGGGGTTTCGTTTTTTCGGAGTCAGCAGATGGCAAAAGACGTTCCGCGAGCGCTCGTACCGACGAGTGCGGCGTTTCTCGATGCGCGTTTTCGCAGCCGTGTCGTCGTGTTTCCCGATGGCTCGGTGCTGCACGTGGTCAACGGCGAGGCGGTGGCGAAGACGGCGGCGCATGTCGAGTATCTCGACGCGCATCCGGACTTCAATCGGCTTGAGAGGCGTGTATGACCGTCGCGGGCGAACTGGTCGGCATGGACCGGTGGACCGGCGCACCGCTGCGGGGCCTCGCGCACCTGAAGCAGAGCATCGGCGACATCCTCGGTACGCGCCGGGGCACGCGTCGCGAGCGGCCGGAGTACGGCTCGGACATCCCGGCGATGGTCGACCTGCCGATCACGCGCGGGTGGATCTCGTCGGCGCAGGCCGAAGCCGCGCGCGCGATCGGGAGATGGGAGCCGCGAATCAAGCTTGAACGTGTCGCCGCGCTTGCGGTCGTCGATGGGCGCGTGACGTTCGAGATTCGCGGCGAGGTTGACGGCAAGGCGGAAATCTTCGAGGTGACGGCATGACGATGATCGATTTGTCGCTGCTCGATCCGCCCGATCTGGTCGAGACGCTCGATTTCGAAACGGCGTATCAGATGAAGCTCGCGTACTTCAAGCGTATCTACCCGGACTGGAGCGCGGCGCTCGAATCCGATCCGGTCGTCAAGCTGATCGAGCTGGCGGCATACGACGAGATCCGATCGCGCGCACGCTTCAACGATGCTGCGCGGGCGACCATGCTCGCGTACGCGACCGGCGCGGATCTCGAACATGTCGCCGCGCTGATGGGCGTCGAGAAAGCGCTCGTCGATCCCGGCGATCCGGATGCGACACCGCCGCGCGTGCCGGTCTACGAACGCGACGAGCGGTTCCGACTGCGCACGCAACTGGCGATCGAGACGTCGACCGACGCGGGGCCGATCGACGCCTATCGTAAGCACGCGCTTGACGTGTCGCCGGAGGTGCTCGACGTGCAAGTCGATCGTCCGGAGCCGGGCACGGTTCGCGTGACGATCATGTCGCAGTCGAACGGGGGTGTCGCGGACGACGCGTTGCTCGGGAGGGTGCGCGCCGCATTGTCCGCCGAAGACGTGCGGCCGTTGACCGACACGGTGCTCGTCGTGCCGGCCCGGCCGGTTGCATTCGTGATCGAGGCGGACGTCTACGTGGGGCGCGGCCCGGATCCGGCCGTCGTGCTGGCCGAGCGTCGGCGCGATCTCGACGCCGCGATCGATGCGGCACGCCGGCTCAAGCTCGGCATGGCGCGATCGGCGATCGCGGGCGCGCTTCATCCGCGCGGCAGCAGCGTCGCGCGCGTCGACCTGAAAGCCCCGTTGGGCGATGTCACGTGTAACGGGCAAGAGTTCGCCGATTGCACGTCGGTCATCCTGAATCTGAAGGTGCTCGATGAGTGAGCGTCTATTGCCGTCGAATCAGACGCCGCTCGAAGCCGCGCTCGCTCGCGTGCTGCGACCGAGCGTCGATCCGGAGATTCTGCGCACGCTGATGGACGTCGATCGATGTCCGGCCGCGTTCCTGCCGTGGCTCGCATGGTCCGTCGCTGTCGACGGGTGGGAGCTGGCCGAGTCGGACGACGCGCGGCGTGCGCTGATCAAGGGATCGTTGGCGTTGCATCGCAGGAAGGGCACGCCGTGGGCCGTCCGCGAAATCGTTCGACGGCTCGGCTTCGGCGAAATCGAGATACAGGAAGGGCGGGTCGCGAAGCGTCGCGACGGCACAGCGCTGCGGGACGGCAACTACGTTCACGGCCGCGCAAGCGCGTGGGCCGAGTACATCGTGAAACTGAAGCGGCCGATCACGCGCGATCAAGGGCAGGCGCTGGTGCGCGCGATCGAGCGCTACGCGCCCGCGCGCAGTCAACTGGTCAAGCTGGATTACTCGGCGGTCGCGATCCGCCACAACGGTACGGCCGTCCGCAACGGCCAATATTCACGGGGAGTGGTGGCAGCATGGCAAACCTGAAGGAACGTGCTCAATGGGAAGAGGGCGTCTATCAGCTGGAGACATCGGACCCGGTGATGGGCGGTCCGGACGGGATCGACAACGTGCAAGCGAAACAGCTTGCCAATCGAACGCGCTATCTGAAGGGGGCGATCGAGCAGCAGGACAGCGACAAGGTATCGAAGGCCGGCGACGCGATGACAGGCGCGTTGCTCGGCAAGGTCGGATCGGGAGTCGGCAGCAATGCCGGATTCGGCTTTGACGGCGACCCCGACACGGGGCTCTTCTCGCCGAAGGCGGGCGTGCTCCAGGTGACTTTGAAGGGGGTGCCGGCCGCCGAATGGTCGCTCGACGCGACCGGTCAGCGGAAGATGCGCACGTCGGTCGCGGCGTCGTTCGACAACGGCGTGCGTGCCGGGCTCGATCACGGCGACGGCGGGCAGTTCCGTGCAGTCTGCGACGGCTACGGCGCGTTCATCCGCAACGACGGATGGAGCGTGTATCTCCTGTCGACGCCGAAGGGTGTCCCGGACGGCGGCTTCAACGACTATCGGCCGTTCTCGTGGTCACTGTCGACGGGGCAGGTCATCATCGACGGAAACGGATCGGGCACGGTCTTCGGTGGCACCGTGAACATCGCCCACGATCTCGAAGTCGGCCGGAAGGCAAACGAAGGGCATATCAAGCTAGGTCCGGCCGACGGGTACCTCTACGCGAACCAGCTCAGCACCGGTTGGTGGTCGTCGACGGGATCGTCGTATCAATACATGTTTGCTGACCACACGTTCCGCATCGATGGCCGGATCGCGTGGCACGAAGGCAACCTCACGCCGCTCGACTTGAACACGGGCGGCACGCTCAAGGGCAACCTGACGTGCGAGCCGGGCACGCGCATCGTATTGGCCGAGGGCAGCGTCACCGCACCATCGCTCGCTTTCGGCAACGACGGAGCGCCAGATACTGGTCTCTATCACCTCGCGGACGGCGTATTCGGCGTCACTTGCAATACGAATTCGGTGTTGCGCTTCACGCCGACGCTTGCTGTGTTCGATCAACCCGTGACGGGGCCGACGCCGCCGTCGGGGGATCGTTCGACGCGTCTCGCGACGACGCAATGGGTTGCCGATGCGATTTCAACGGCGTCCGTCGGACAGATCGTCTTCGAGATGCGCACGAGCGCGCGGGCCGGCTATCTGAAGTGCAACGGCGCGGTGCTCAAGCGCGCGGATTATCCGGCGCTGTGGGCATACGCGCAGGCAAGCGGCGCACTCGTCGCCGAGAAGGACTGGTCGACCGGCAATTGGGGCTGCTATTCGGACGGTGACGGCGCGACGACGTTCCGGATTCCCGAACTGCGCGGCGAGTTCATGCGCTGCTGGGACGACGGACGCGGATTCGATGTCGATCGCAGAATCGGGACGTCACAGGACAGCCAGAATCGCTCGCACGCGCACGCAGCCTCGACGGATGAGGCACCGGATCACGTTCACACGGCGTGGACCGACGCGCAGGGTAACCACAGTCACGGCGGGGCGACGCAGTGGAGCGGGGATCACGTCCACACTGCGCCGGGCGCGCCCGGTAGCGGGCAGGGCTATCCGGGCGTGAATTCCGTTCAGCAGAGTGCGGGCGAGTCCCGCACGAGCGTTGCCGGCGGGCACAGCCACACGATCGCGACGGACGGCGGTCACGGCCATAACGTCGGCATCGGCGGCGGCGGCCGTCATCGACACACGGTCAGCGTCACGGCTGACGGCGGCAGTGAATCCAGACCGCGCAACATCGCCGTCATGGCGATGCTGCGCGCCTACTGACAAGGGAGAAAACATGCTCTGCAATCAATACGACAACGCGACGGGCCAATACGTCGTCAGCTTTCTGGCGGACATCGATCCGCTCAATTCGAAGCGCTGGCTCGTGCCGGCGTTCTGCACGGCCGAGCCGCTGCCCGAGCGCCCGCCGCTCACGTGGCCGTTCTGGAAAGACGGCAAATGGGTGCTGCTGCCCGACTATCGCGGCGTGCGTCTGTACCGCACCGACAGCGGGTCGCCGGCCGAGATCACGCGCTCAGGCGTGAAGCCGGAAGACGTTGGCCTGACCGAGACACCGCGCCCGTCCGACGAGCACGTCTGGCGCGATGGCGCGTGGCGCGTCGACGAGCAGATCGTCGCGCGCAAGCAGCGCGAGGCGGCGATGAACGACTTCACGTCGCGCATGGAGAAGGCGCGCACGAAGAATCGCGGTAAGGCCGACGCACTCGCGGCGGGGCAGCTCGATCCGTTCGAGCGGGCGCTCTTCGAGGCGTGGGCCGCGTATCAGATGGCGCTCGTGCGCATTGTCGAGTCGGCCGAGTTCCCGGCGTCGCACGCGTGGCCGGACGAGCCGGACGAGGCGGCGATCCGGATCGCCGTCGAGGAGAAACAGCGGACGGAAGAGGAGAAGCGGCGGGCGGAAGAACAGGCGGCAGCCAGTCAGGCCGCTGAGGAATCCGCGCCGTCCGACACGTCGCGGTAACCGCCACTCGCTCGTCATCGAAGCCGCTCAGCCGAGCGGCTTTTTTCATTTCTGGAGACCTGAATGGGTGCTACCTCGTTTTATCACGGCGTCACGACGACGATCGTCGACGTCGGCCCGCGCACGATCGCGGTGCCGTCGTCGTCGGTGGTCGGCCTCGTCGACACGTACGCGCCGGGCGCGGATCTCGTGCAACCGGACGTGCCGGTGCGGCTCACGAACGAGCACGACGCGGCGCAGGCGTTCGGCGAGCACAGCGCCGTCGCGCGAGCCGCACGCGCGATCTTCGCGCAGAGCAAGGCGGCGATCGTCGCGGTCGGCATCGAGAAGAAGGGCGACGCCGCGCAGCTCGCGTCGGATGTGATCGGCGGCGTCTCGGCGGCCGGCAAGCGAACCGGCCTGCAAGCGCTGCTCGACGGCAAATCGCTGTTCAACCTGCAACCGCGCCTGCTGATCGCGCCGGGCCACACGTCGAAGCAGGCCGTCGCGACGGCCGCCGACGCGCTCGCGAACAAGCTGCGCGCGATCGCGATCCTCGACGGGCCGAACGCGGACGACGAGGCCGCGATCACTTACGCAAAAAACTTCGGCAGCAAGCGGCTGTATCTGGTCGATCCGGGCGTGCGTTACTGGGACACGGGCGCGAACGTCGACACCGACGCGCCGGCGTCCGCGTATGCGGCCGGCATGTTCTGCCAGACGGACGCGGCGATCGGCTTCTGGGCGTCGCCGTCGAACAAGGAAATCGTCGGCATCACGGGCACGAGCCGGCCGATCGAGTTTCTCGACGGCGACGAGACGTGCCGCGCGAACCTGCTGAACAACGCGTTCGTCACGACGATCATCCGCGACGGCGGCTTTCGACTGTGGGGCAACCGCACGCTGTCGGCCGATCCGAAATGGACGTTCGTCACGCGCGTGCGCACGCTCGACATCGTCATGGACGCGGTGCAGGCGGGCCACAAGTGGGCAGTCGACCGCGGCATCACGGCGACCTACGTGAAGGACGTCACGGAAGGGCTGCAAGCGTTCATGCGCGATCTGCGCACGCAGGGCGCGATTATCAATTTCGAGGTCTACGCGGATCCGCGCCTGAACAGCGCGAGCCAGCTCGAGCAGGGCAAGGTGTACTGGAACATCCGGTTCACCGATGTTCCGCCCGCCGAAAACCCGATCTTCCGCTTCGAAGTCACGAATCAGTGGCTCACGGAAGTGCTCGATACCCAACAGTAAGAGGTGACGCGTGATTCCGGAAACCCTATTCAATCTCGCGATGTACGTCGACGGGCGCGGCTTCGTCGGCCGCACGACCGAGGTGACGCCGCCGAAGCTGAAGATCAAGACGGACGACTTCCGCGCGGGCGGCATGGACGCGGCCGTCAAGATGGATCAAGGCATGGAGGCGCTCGAAGCGTCGTTCGCGATGTCGACGCTGGAGCGCGACGTGCTGAAGTTCTTCGGCATCGCGGACGGCACCGCGTTCAACGCCGCGTTTCGCGGATCGTTTCGCGACATCAAGGGCGGCAGCAAGGCCGTCGCGGTTCACATGCGCGGCATGCTGACCGAGGTCGATTCCGGCTCGTGGAAGCCGGGCGAGAAGGCGGAAATCAAATACGCCGTGTCGCTGAACTACTACAAGCTGGAGATCGCCGGCTCGGTCATGCATGAGATCGACGTGTTCGGCTTCGTGCGCGTGATCGACGGTGTCGACCAGCTCGCACAGGTGCGCCGCGATCTCGGCATGTAACGCGTGGCAAAGCAACTTTGAACCCAAGGGGCGCACCGTGCGCCCCTTTTTACATCTAGAGGACAACACGATGGACACGATCACGATCAAGCTCGACTACCCGATCACGCTCGACGGCGTGCTGCGCGACACGCTGACGATGCGCCGCCCGAAGGTGCGCGACGTGCGCGGCGCGACCAAGCGCGCGCAGGACGACGACGAGCTGCGCGAGATCACGCTGTTCGCGATGCTCGCCGACGTCGCGCCCGACGAGCTGGAACAGATGGACATGGCCGATTACGTCGCGATGCAACGCGCATACGACTCCTTTCGAACCCCTGGCCCGATTGCACGAAAAGACCGTCAAGGCGATGGCGAAGCGCCTGCTGCGTGAGTGCGCGATCAGTCCGCAAGCGATCGATGACCTGACGCTTGAGGAACTGGTGTGGTGGTTGACGGATTGATGTGACAGGGAGCGGAGATGGCACGCGAAATCGCGTTGGGGATCGTGATCGGCGGGGCGGTATCCGCGACGTTCGGCAAGGCGATCTCCGACACGCAATCGAAGATCGTCGGGCTGCGCAAGACGGCCGCCGAAAAGGGCATGTGGCAACGCCAGATCGGCGAGACGATCAAGTTACAGGACGAATTTCGCCGCCTGCATCGCGCGGGCGACAGCGCGGCCGAGACGATCCGGCGCAAGCTGGATTCGAATCTGCGGACGCTGCGCGACGCCGGCATCGAGGTCGACCGGCTCGATCGCGCGTATGCGCGGCTCGGCCGCACCGCGCGCGGGCTCGAACTGCGCGCGATGGGGCACGAGCGCCTGAGCGGCGGCCGCGAGACGATGCGGGGCGCGGTCGGCGACTCGATGAAGCTGACCGCCGCGATCGCGGTGCCGACGATGGTGTCGGCGCAGTATCAGGCGATCATCCGGGACATCGCGATCAAGGCGGGCATTGCGCGCACGGGCGAAGAGCGCGCGATGTCCGACCGGATTCGGCGCGATGCGTTGGCGAACGGCATGAGCCGCAACGAGCTGGCCGAGGCGGTCAATCAGATGGTCGCGGGCGGGATGGATCTCGACCGTGCGCTCGGCTTCGCGCCTGCGGTGGCGAAGTTCTCGATCGGCCAAGGCGCGACGAGCGTCGAGACGGCCAAAATGATTCAGGCGCTGGAGCAGAACGCGGACATCAAGGACCCGGCCGCGATGCTCAAGGCGCTGGAGGCGATCGCGTATCTCGGCAAGGAAGGCTCGTTCGAGTCGGTCGACATGGCTCGCTGGTTCCCGGTGCTGCTCGCCGAAATGAAGAAGATCGGCATCACGGGGCAGGACTCGGTGACGCAGCTGGGCGCGATGCTTCAGGTGCAGATGAAGACGGCGGGCAACCCCGACGAAGCCGCGAATAACCTGAAGAACTGGTTCTCGAAGATCGGCTCGGGCGAGACGAAGCGCAACTACGAGAAAGCCGGCGTCGACTACGAAGCGAAGATGAAGGAGGCGATCGGCAAGGGCTGGTCGACGCTCGAAGCGTCGTTCGTGCTCGCGCGCACGTACATCGAGCGCGTCGATCCGGCGAAGGCGAAGCAGTTG